TAAGAGCCTTTTGATATCGGTGTGCCAGCGTTAGCACCTGCGGCTACAGTAACGGCGTTACTGAAACCATAAAACATCTGGTTATCGCCGAAATTGTACGCTTTGATAAACCTGCGACCGGCGAGAGGTGCAGCCGGTATGAGTGTCGCTGTTGATGTAACAGAGATCCCGCCGTATGCTCCGCTAGTTTGTGCAGATCCGTTAACGTTAACCGATCCTGTTGAACTGGCTAGGTTAACATCCAATGCTCCGGCTGTTGCCTTAACTCGATCCCAGGTAGTACCATCAAAACCCATTAAGAATGAGTTAACATCAAGACCGTGAACATTAGCCGCAGTTACATCGTCACTCGATGCCGCTCCGCCTGTAGGTCTAAAAGTCTGGTCCTCATGATCTGGAGATGCACCACGTTGAAACGCGATGATCCCAACATCGTCAGGATTTTCGTTTGTACTGGTAACCCAAAAACCATCCAGGTCACAGGTCGCGGTAACATCTAAAGATCCACTCGCCACGTTAACATCTAACGCGCCTCCGGTCTCTGTTAGAGCGGTACCATCTGCAGCGAAAATAGCTGCAGCGACATTTAACCACTCTAGTGAGTTGATGTTTTGTGACCCTATCTGATCACCATCCGTACCGGCTAAAACATAAGCCCCTACATTAGAACCCTCGGTTGGTAATGCGGGGTCGAATACTAATCTGTCTACTGCCATGAGTAACCTCCATTGTGTTGATTGAACTTAATCAATCTTTCGGTGTTTCGTCCTTGAAACTTAACTCCACTCTGATATCTCAACTATCTCTCCTGCTTTAGATGCATTGAAGTATATCGTTAGGGTCGGTGTGTTAAACCCCTCCTCTATCTCATAGCCTCCTGCGTGGACTGTTATATATTTTGTCAAACTTTCAGTCGCTACAAAACTGTATTTAAGTTTTGAGTTACCTCTAGCTTTTATTTTCACTTTTTTGGTATTCGCACTCAATGCCTGCGAGTATTCTGTGCCTGCTAGAGTGCATGTTACGTTATAGATTTTATTTGTCGTCGCTGTCGCCTGGTCTGTTACCGGCACCGGGTTAGCGGTAGTGTTTTCAACTACGACCGCTCGCGATGACTCCTGAGGTGTGAGTCTTTTAGGTGATTTTATAAACGCTTTACGATCTAGATCCTGTAATGATCCTTGAGGTCTGTCTGTCTCAGCCATCGACGACCTCCTCTACAATCTTTTTATTTACGATAGCTTTTTTCAAATCGATTTTTTGATTAAACCAAACGTACCATTTTTTCTCTGACTCAATAAAATGCGGGGTCGAGTAGTCATGCTCGACCCCATTGATGCGGTTGTTTTCAAACATTTTCCGTCTAAGTCCTTTCGGACTCAGAGCGGAAAGATAATTTTTAATTCTGCTGATATCGCCTGTTGACATAGGTTATAAAAACCTTATGCACCTGCGCCATCAAAATAAACACCACGTCGACCGCCTGTGGCAGTAACGTCGAGAGTTTCACATCCATAAATCTGATGTAGTAAAAATTGATCGGCAACAGCCTTGAGATTTTTGTCTGTCTCAAACTCTGCTCCGGCCTGCATTGCAAACCCGACATGTGATTTGTGATAAATCAATGAGTCGACTGCATCTAGCTCCGTGTGAACTAAAACAGTAAATCCATAAATGCGACCTAGCTCACCATTTCTCAGACCCTCGGATGATCCATACTGATCTGCTCTAACAAAGTCAGAGATCAACAGCATAGCTTTCTCTTGAGTCGGAGATATCACTAGATATCTGTCGTTCATAGGTACTTTTTGTACCGACAAAAGTCTTCGAGCCTCAAGGATATCTGCCTGAGCTATCGGTCCGCCTGCCGCTGCATAATCGAGCCAATGATCAGGGGCCGCTGATGAGATGTCTTTCAACTCAACAATGAGATCCTTATCGATCTGGAGTGCTAGTTCTAGAGCCATCTCCTCAATGATCTCACCACGCACATCAACGTTTGCCTGTATAGCTGCAATTCTTTCTAGCTCACAGTAAATCGCTTTATGTTTATCGAGTGTGATGATCTCGCTAACAAATGTAATCTCCTGCAATAGTAGGTCTGTGTTCTCAGCCTTATCCGCTGCAGCGAACTGATCTCTGCGAGGGATCGCGACTGACTTCGCGCCCGGTACTGCAAACCGAGAGTAATCTGTTACTGTCGGTAGTAAAATACTTTTTGTTTTTAATGTTTCTTGAACTAATGCTGCGACTAACGCTTGTCTGGTCGCATCTACTTCGGTTACGCCTATTTCTGCCATTTTATAACTCCTATCAGTTTAAAGGGTTTTAGCTAGTGCCTCTGATAGTTGACCAACAGTTTTTGGTTTGGCTGCGACCTTTGTAGTATCGACCGGTGCGGGAGTACCGTCAGCGACCTTTACTGTTTTCTCATCAAAAAGGTAATGATATTTTTTCTTAGCATCCTCTAACGTTCGTTTTAAATTATCAGGGTCAACTAGAAAATCATCGTCGATCTCCAATGCATTTAAGTCTACTAACTTAGATAGTGCATCGGTGTCTTTACACTTCATTTTGAGGGCCTCAGTCTTTAGCTGATTAGTAACCGAGTTGTATGCGTATGTTGCTTGTTTTGTTTTCAACGTACCCTCTACCTCGGATAACTGTGTTTTCAGCCTATCGATCAACTCATCTTTCTTACCCTCGCTGGATAACTTAGACTGTTCGATCTCAGCTAACTGAGACTTGAGAGTGTCTACCTCTCCGGCGAGTTTCTTTTTTTCTTTTACCGCTTTGTCATAAGTATGATAAGCGATGCCGCTGTTGTTACCTCCGGTAACTTCAGGGTCTTTCTCCTGAGACTGACCACCGGTCACATTCTCTGGCATCCCGCCGGGATCTTTTGTAGTATCATCTGACATGTTAACTCCTTTTTTTATGGGGTTACAACCCCGATTTTCTAATACTCCGACGGACATGCCGGAGAAACATTTTTTCTATCTGTTGTTTAGCTTTCTTATCAAGGCCTAAAAACTCCCGGCCTCCCTCAGATACCAATTTAGCTACATCGGCATTGGTTTTTTTCGTGCCGCCGTACTTCCTTTTGGTTTTCTCGACAAATACCGTAACGGCGTGAACTGTTTTATTAACCTTATAATTCAAGGCCTTGAGTAACTGGCCTGTGAAAGTTAAGTTGGATCTGCGTGTCGGAGTGCTTACTACTGACCCGCGCTTTCGCGCCCTTTGTGCCTGTATTCTAGGCAGAAAAAACTTCTTATCTACCAGCCTAGAGTTAGCTGATTGTGTTCTGCGTCGAGCATAACCAGGCGAAACTTTTTTGAAAGGTCCGCCGTTTGGTAACGAAAGACCGCGACGAGTAAAAGACTGGATGCGCCGCATTGAAAATGCACCGACATCAGCGAGGATCGTACTGCCGGGTATCTTATGCAGTATCAGATGCTTTAGTTTAGTAGTTGTTTGTTTTAAATTAAGTACCCTGACGGCCACGTAAAAACCTCCTGAGTAACTCGGTCTGTGCTAAATCCAAAACCCCGCCTCCGGTTTTATCTCCCTCGGTAAATCTATCGACATCGTCACGGAAATCTTTAGCGACCTCGTCTATCTCTTTCTCAGACAAACCCCAAAAGTCTCTTTTAGGTAACTTACCCGCGCCTTTGATGTGACCGTGTGCTTTGACCTCCTCAACAGGATCATCAAAATCAAGTCGTAAAATATTTTTCTGTTTATTGTCTACCACGTCAACGCTGCGCAACATGTCGCCTGTTAGAGTAAGGTTAACACGTTCTGTTTTTCCGTGTGCCTTAAACTCTAACGAGCCTTTGTAGTTAGGTGAATATTTCTTAAACGGCTGCATGTTCTTATCGCGACCTTTCTCAGTTCGCTTAATAAGTTTATCGACTAAAGCCTGACCTACAGCCTGTTTCAACGCTTTCGAGTCTGGGAAGTCACGACCGAAAACCTTTTTGAGATTTATCGTGATAGGTGTAACGTTATACTTCGGCAATGCCATCCTCCGAGGTTGGCGTGTTACCGAACTGCTCCGAGTCTATCTTATCCATTACCTTGATGGCCTCATCCTCACCGATCTCTCGGAGATCAGCGATAGCCTCAGATTTAGACTTTAGACCACTGTCCATTAGTTTTATATTAGAGTCCTCAACTTCTTTTTTCGTTTGGATGCTTTCCGGTTTGGCGTACTTAACGGTAACGAAAGTGTCCTCAGGTAACCGAGCGAGTTTGAGTTTGTCGTTTAGTTTATCAGGATCCTCCTGCATAACATTCGACTCAACTACAAATAGCTCTAAGAGTTTATCCTCGACATCTACAAACAAATCGATGTCGTCTTGAGACGCCTCAAACTGCTCGATGAGTGCCAGTAGTCTTTCAAGGCCTGAGTTAAACTTTTTAACATCGCCCGATCCTGTAATCATAGTCGGATCCTCACCTTTAGCCGAAAGGTAGAGGCTGATGAGAGTTTCGATAATATCTTTCTGTGCTCCGAGATCCGCACCGGGGTTAGCAAACTGGAATGTTGGTTGGACTTCTTTCTCAGGATCTAACGGCAGGTGTAAAACTTTATTAGGACCGATGTCCATATGTTTCGGAGGCTCCTCACTAGCGATGATCGCCTGTGCAAACCCCTGCATTTTACCTATGTTAACATAGTCAGTGACCTGCAGGTTAATGTCTAAACTAAAATCAGTATCGCTCGACCCGTTTCTAATCCAATACTCTAAGTCTTTCTCGCCTGCGATATCAATGAAAGGTAATATCCCGAAAGGGTTAACACCGTCCTTAGGTGAGTCATCCTCAATGATCTCTCCTCGACCGTTAGTAACGAAATGATAGTCTTTTGACCACCATATAAACCGCTGCATAAGTGCTTTGTAATCGTCCGGGTCGCCTGTCTTTTGGTTTATAGAGTCTGAGTGACGAGACCCTTGATTACGTACTACTCCTGTCGGCGGAGCATTGAGATCGTAAAGACCTCCACTGCTAGTAAAAGCCTCAGACTTATCGAACACGTTTATGATATAGACTTTCGCCTCCTCAGGGTTCATAGGATCTGGGATCGTGTCGTAGTGATGAGGAGATAATACTTTGATGTCGATGATACCGTTTCGAGGTATAACGTGCAGTGCGCACTGGTCGTATAGCTTATACCATCGGTTTGATTTTTTCAGTTTGATGTTTGCTTTAGCTAGCGAGTAAAGGTTTTCGATCTGTAGCTGTTCGTTTTCTGATAGGTCCTTACCGGACTCTGTAGCAAACGTGCGAGTAGGAGTTTTTTTGTAGATCGATGCCATCGAGTTTACAATACGTTTAGCTAGGTTAATCGATGAGATGATCCTAGTCTCCTGCACTGTCGACAGCTCATATTCTGCTTTTAACATCTGCTCTAAGAAAATGCGCTGTCTACCTTTGTAGACCTCAAAGCGTTTGACCGCTTCGATCTTTCTGTCCTTATTTTCCTGAGTGTTGATCTGGCTTAGTACCTGAGTACTAAACTCTGTGTTCTGAATATCTGACATGTTTACCTCGATCGTGATAACATTTGTACCTGTCGTTTCTTAGTTTCCTTTAAGGTGCGAACTAATCCATAACCAAAAGCAGTTGTAACATGTTGGTAGTACTTTGAGTCATCCTCTAAATACTCGGCACCTTTTTTTAGTTTAGTCAAACGAAAGCCCTCATCAACAGTATCGCATCCTTTATAAACTAAAACCCTACGCTGACCTTTTGTGTTATGCAACTGACCGTTAACTAAATTATGCCTGAGTCTTAGTTTCGGGTTTGCTTTAGTGACTTTTACCTCATAGCGCGGATAACGCTTTTTTCCGCTGTCGTCTTTTACCTCATAGGTATCTAGAAATATTTTGATAATCTCATAATCCGAGTGTCTCGACTGTGATGATCCTTTATAACGACCCATCGCATCACCGTTGATAATATATTGAGCATTGTAGTCTAAAAGTCCACGGTTGGCTGACTCCTCGCATATCGTTTCGGTGCGAGACCCCTCAACTATGACCTCAGCGAAAATATGAAAGATGCCGTTTATGTACTGAAAGAAACAACTCGACATAGGTTTTCCGTGACCGATATTAAAGTCATGACACCAATGGATCGGATAAGCAGGATCGACTTTGTACTCGGAGTTGACATAGTTATGCTCACGATCATATCCATAATAGAGTGACTCCTCAGATACAGAAATCCACTGGCCCTCTAACATTCTTAAAGCCATTTTCGGATCGTACATCTCCTCAAGTTGCGAGATATAAGTCTCTGGCAGATAAGGGTTATCTAAAGTTTTGGAGTAGTAAACCCACCGCATAGGATTATCTGAGGCTATAAAATATTTGTATAATGGATGTGCGGGATCGTCGGGATTTGTCGCACCTATGACAAACTTCTCTTTTACATGAGAGAGTCTGCCGACCCTAGCGAATATCTCTTTATAGTAAACCATATCATCGTTTTCTGATAGCTCCTCAAGGATAGCTGCAGACAGTTCTAAGGACCGGACTTTCTCATAGTTAGTATCAGCCCAGCTATAAGGTATCATCTCCGATTTGTTAGCAAACGAAATGATACCTCGATGTTTGTTATGCGAGTGCGGGATCTCTCCGATGTGATCGATGATAACTTTGAGTAGAGTATCTCTGAGTGACGGCATCGATCGACGACCTAAAAGTATGCGCGCACCTGGATTATCCAAACAATGAGTGACCCCGATATGCGCCATGAGTATTGATTTGGCCGATCCAACCGCGCCTGATAGAAGTATTTCGGGAGTGCCTAGCGAGTAGTCGAAAGTCCTGATGTCACGGATAACGTTGAGTTGAAAGGGTATAGTGGCAGGGTTAAACTCCGAGAAACCGGGAGTTGAGGAGTCGATCAAAACTTACCTATCTCAAACCAACCTAGATTTTCTAATGCACCGGCCGTGATATAGTAATCTCCAAACCATGTATAAGAAGTCCACACGACAGCGAGATACTCACCGACATCCTCCTCATAATAGAAACACCTTATCTCTTTTTTTAGATCGTTATACCAGACAGTCATTTGTTTTCCTTTTTGATAAACCTTTTGACAGCCTTGATGTGTTCACACTTCTTTCTCTCTGCTCCGCACCCACAAAACCATCGATCGTCGTCGCGGTCCTGGACTATAACATCAATATCTCCGCAGTCTACGATGTAACGACCCTGCCGAAAGCCATAGTAAGGATATTCAGCTTTAGACATGCCCCATCGCCTAACCTTTCTGACTATCATTTACTCCGCCTCTTTTTAGATTTATCTAACCTAGCTCGGATCTGTTTTTCTTTCTCTGACATCTCCGGCGTTTTGTCTGGTATCTGATAGTTAAGTGTGAAGTTTGTTTTACCCTCAGTTGAAATCTCGTTCTTATCTTTCCAACCACATAGGTTTTTCAGACAAAAGATCAACATAACATTGTCACCGTTTTCTGCCTTACGTGTCGCAGTGCGTATAAGTTTTAATCTAGTGTGCACCATATTTTGTTCACGAAACTCCGAAAAACGTAGTCCAGTAGCCTTTTTGATGTGATTACAGATAGTGTCCTCATCACATTTAAAAAAGGCTGCAGTATCTTTTAGAGTAGGATTTAAACGCATTAAAGACTCAAGTTGATCAAAGTCGATTTCTTTTTTAGGTCGTCCCATGTTGCACCTATCGGTTAGTCTGTATCACTACTTGAGTGTACGTTGTTAATGCGCTTTTTAGCAATCTCGAAATACTCAGGCTCTTTTTCTATGCCTACAAATCTAAAATCATTTTCTAAAGCGGCAATGCCTGTAGAGCCTGAACCCATGTAAGGATCTAAAACTATTCCGTTTGGAGGTGTGATAAGTTTGATTAGGTAGGACATTAGTTTTTTAGGTTTGACAGTTGGGTGATAGTTTTCTCTATAAGGATGATTGGTAGGACGGTCCTCTCTATATTCTTTCCCAGTCATTGAACCGCCTTTAATTTTTGGCATCCCCTCAAGCCCATCATTCCTTTCAGACTTAGAAGATTTCGCGCAGTAGAAAAATCTGCTGGCACCACCGGAGTCGTTAAAACCACAACCTTTTTTATTTTCGCCATCAGTTGAACCATGTTTATAAATATTAGAGCCCTTCACGCCAGATTGACCACCAGTAGATTTACTCTCCCC